ATGCGGAAAGCGTTAAAAAATCCCACGGTGAGCTTAAAAATCGTTTTGATGATTTGGATAAAAACTATTTACAGCAAGCATCAGATAGAGTAAAATCTGAAACAGGTAAATCTAAAGAGCTTCTTAAAAGAGCTATTGAAGAAGGAGATGCTGATAAAATTGTTGACTTAAACCAGCAAATCGCTACCCTAGCTGTAGATGAAGCAAGAGTAAAAGCTGCAGAAGAACATATAAAATCTGAAAAGAAAAATAAACCTGCGGAAAATACTCAAGGCGCAACCACTTTGGATAATAAACCAGTGCCTGATCCAAAGGCAGAAGAATGGGCTGCAAAGAACTCTTGGTTTGGTTCTAATGAAGCCATGACTTATACTGCTTTTGCAATACATAAAAAACTTGTTGAGCAGGAAGGTTTTGATCCACACAGTGATACATATTACGCTGAAGTAGATAAAAGAATTCGTGAAGAGTTTCCTCATAAGTTTAATGAGGATAGTAAAACGGAAACCGGACAACAGAAACCCGCCCAAACTGTAGCGTCCGCGACTCGAAGTTCAAAAACTGGGCGCAAAACTGTGAGACTCACACCGTCTCAAGTGGCAATCGCTAAAAAATTGGGTGTGCCGTTAGAAGAATATGCTAAATACGTGAAGGAGGATAACTAACATGATAAAAACAACTAAGCTGAACAAAACCTCTCACGCATCCACGTTGCGTACTACAAAGACACGGAAAACTACGTGGACTCCCCCAAGTCTCTTGGATGCACCTCCAGCCCCAAAAGGGTTTGTGCACCGTTGGATTCGAGTGGAGAATGCAGGTTTAGATGACAAGAAAAATCTTGCCTCTAAACTGAGAGAAGGATGGGAACTTGTCAAAGGCGATGAGTATCCAGACTTTGAGGCTCCAACCGTTGAAAACGGGAAACACGCAGGAGTTATTTCTGTAGGAGGATTATTGTTGGCGAGGATGCCTGAAGAACTTGCTGAAAGCAGACGAAACTACTTCAAGAGTAAAACTGAAGCTATGGATGAATCTGTTGATAGCAATATGATGAAGGATAATGCTCATCCAACAATGCGTATACAAAAGCCAGAGAGACAAACACGTGTCACTTTTGGCGGCCCAAAACCCGATAAAAAATAAAATTTTTAAAGGAATTTGAGCGCCGTTTATATATTTTATTAACCCCGTTAACTTGGTTAATTAACTTAGTTAACAAGGAGATATACTAAAATGGCAAACGTAGACGCCCCTTTTGGATTCGTTCCTGTTAAAATGCAAGGTGGAGCACCTTTTTCTGGTGGTCAAACCGAGTACATAATTGCTAGCGGTGCTTCTGGTAACATGTTTACTGGAGACCTTATTATGTTAGCAAATACAGGATCTGTTATAGTGGCAACCGCAGGAGTTACCAATATTATTGGTGTTTTCAATGGTTGTTTTTATACCGATTCAAATGGGAAACCACAATACGCGAAGTATTGGCCAAATGGTACATCTGCCTCTGATGCCGTCGCTTTCGTAGTCGATGACCCTAATGTTATTTTTGAAGCTCAAGAAGACGATAGTAGTCTAGCTTTAGCTGACATTGGACAAAACAACAATTTCATTGCAACTGCTGGTAGTACAACTACAGGTAGAAGCGGACATGAAATTGATGGATCCGACACAACTGACGGAGCCGCGAATCTCAGAATTGTTGCTAAATCAACTGATCCTAGCAACAGTGATGTAGACTCAGCAAATTGTAACTGGTATGTGAAGATTTACGAACACTTGAATTCTTCATCTGGCGGTAATACTCATCACGCATAGGAGGATAGATATAACACATGGCAATATCACGTTCACAACTAACAAAAGAGCTAGAACCTGGCTTAAATGCTTTGTTTGGCTTGGAATATGGTCGTTACGACCAAGAACATGCAGAAATATTTGACACAGAATCTTCAGATAGAGCTTTTGAAGAAGAAGTAATGTTATCAGGATTTGGTAACGCAGAATCTAAGGCAGAAGGTGCAGGCGTAAATTACGACACTGCGCAAGAATCTTGGACTGCTCGTTATAATCATGACACAATTGCTTTGGCTTTCGCAATCACTGAAGAAGCTGTTGAAGATAATTTGTATGATCGACTTTCCGCTCGCTACACAAAAGCACTAGCTAGATCTATGGCTCATGCTAAACAAATTAAGGGCGCTAATGTCCTTAATAATGGCTTTAGTTCATCTTACACAGGTGGAGATGGAAAAGCATTACTTACAACTGATCACCCTACCGTTGGTGGGGGCGATGTTCGTAATGAACTTTCCACAGCATCTGACCTTAATGAAACTTCGCTAGAACAATCTTTGATTGATATAGCAGCTTTCGTTGATGAAAGAGGATTAAAAGTCGCAGTTCAAGGTGTAAAATTAATTATACCAAAAGAATTGCAATTCACATCTGAGAGGCTTCTTGCTTCTCCGTTGAGAGTTGGTACAGCAGATAATGATGTTAATGCAGTAAAATCTATGGGAATGCTCCCAGAAGGTTATTCTGTAAATCATTATTTAACTGATACTGATGCTTGGTTTATTATAACCGATGCTCCAAATGGATTAAAACATTTCGTAAGAGCTCCAGTAAGAACCGCCATGGAAGGCGATTTTGATACTGGTAACATGAGATTTAAAGCTCGTGAAAGATACTCTTTCGGTTGGTCTGATCCAAGAGGAATCTTTGGTTCACCAGGCGCGTAATCTTTATAGTGAGAGGGCTTTATGTCCTCTCACTTAACTAGGGTTTATTAACATTATACCGACTGACCTAGCAGACAATCGTAGAAGCGACGGTATAAATTTAATCTACGGAGGATTAAAAAAATGGCGAAAACAACTTTTTCTGGTCCAGTTAGATCGGAAAATAATTATAAAGTAGTTAGTAAAACTGCATCTACAGGAGTAGTTCATGACAGAACATTACTCGACGGTGTAAAAGATGCTAGAAGATACTACCTAGAAGAATGGTTCAACCAAACACCTGGTGTTAATGGTGATTTAGCAAGCGCAACTGAAGGTACAAGAGTCCCAGCAAACAGAGACTTTGAAATTTTGGGAACTAATCATACATCAGCATTATGTACTTATAGTTCAACTGTTGCAGGTCTTACTATTACAACTGCAGGTACGGACGATGACCAAATGATTATCGCTCCACATTTAGATACTGGTCAAACAGCTTGGACTGGTACAAAATGGGGAACTGAAAATCAAGTTCAATGGGAAGCTTTAATAAGAACAGCCGCTTCTATTGCAGATATAAAATTCTGGGCTGGTTTGAATGAAACCACTGCTAACACAGTTGCAGATAGAGATGATAAAGCGTTTTTTAAATTTCAAACAGATGCAACAAACGGTGAGGCTTTCTCAGACTTTACACTTTTACATTTTGTTCACAGTATTGCGGGCACTGATTATATTAGTGCGCTACCAATTACAGTAGCAGCCAGTACTAATTACCATTTAAAAATAGCAATCGATAGCGATCGAAAAGCAACTATTTATGTAAATGGTATTCAATATAATGTAACAAGTACAGCTGGTTCTACTGGTGGTACTGCAGTAACAGCAGTTCAACCAAGTAAATCCCCAACTAAGTCAGCAGCTTTGACTGATGATAAGGATTTGATTCCATATATTGGAGTAGCTACAGGAGTAGGTTCTGCAAAAGCATTAGATGTTCATTACGAAGGTATTAGTAGACTAATATTTGAGTAATAGTTAATAATTAGTGTGGGCCTTGGTCCACACTAATTTGCTTTGATTTTTAAGGTTTTTTAATATATAAATAATATAGGAGAATAATAAATGGCAAACACAATAACAGGACCAGAAGTCCTGCAAGAAAACGATAAACGCGTAACAATAAAAATAGTTATAGAATCAGATGGCAATGCAAGCACAACAGTATTTTTTGACGCTTCAGCACGTACCGTCGCAGGAGCTGCTTCACGAGGAGCTTTGCAAAGAATTTGGTTCGCATGTGATACGGGAGACGGGGGTGATAGTCACGCTCGTTTAGATTTTGAAGATTCAGATGGTGATCGTCCTTTACTAGGTTTAGTTGGGACAGGTTATTGGGACTTTAGAGATTTTGGAGGACTACCACCAAGCACAGACACTAACACAAACGGCGATATTAATGTTGTGATACCAAGTCAAGCAGATGACGGTAACATGTATACAGTTGTTGCAGAGTTTATTAAAACAGGTACGGTTTAATATTATAAATGGCAATTAGCAGATCGTTAATTCCACAACAAATTTCCAAAGGAGGAAAGATG